TCCTGCATTCGCCAAAAACCAAAACCTGACTGGTCTGCGGAGATTACTGAAATCATTCGACAAGATGCGGAAAACAAGAAGGCAGAAATTATGATACTTCAAGAGATTGAAATTGCGCAGCAAAACGAAGATTATGAAGCGTTTATGTTTTATTTTGAAGAGTATATTAAGATTCAACGCCTTAATATTAGTGAGGCCTGGAAGTCACACCCCGAATACATTGAGGGTGGGATTGATGTAAAGTATTAAATTATGCCTAGAGTAACCTACGCAGATGAAGTGGATGCCCACTTTGGAATCCCTTGGACGGATGATTTAAAGTATGACAAGGGTGAACTTGCATGTGCATTAAGCGAGGATGAGATTGATGCACTACCTCAGGAACGGGCGGAGATGTTAAGCCGCTTGATGATTGACCAACCAAACAGCGAAAAAGAAGATCCGATTGAATGGGGATGGACATTACCTGGTTGGCGCAGGGTGATGAATAGGTGGGACAAGGATAAGATCCATGTAATATTGGGAGGAAATCGCAGTAGCAAGTCTACTCTCTGTTCTCGGCTTTTAGTTCACTTAGCCCAGCAGATTCCAGAAGCGGAGATTCGTAGTATGCATGTATCTGAGGAGCGCAGTATTGCGGACGCTCAACGCTATATCTGGGAGGCACTCCCTGCACGATATAAACGGGCAAAAAAGAAAAGTACCAATCATTCTTTGCAATACACTCAAAAGAATGGATTTAATTCCGGTAAGGCAATTTTGCCACCTAGTACACCAGGTGCGGAGCGGGGAAGTACAATAAGTTTTAATAATTATCGCCAGTATATGGCAGACCCGCAGATATTTGAGGGTTGGTCTGCACATGCAATTCATTGCGATGAAGAGGTAAGTGAGGCAATATTTAATACATTACTTGCTAGATTAACTGACTTTTCGGGTCGTTTACTGCTTAGTTTTACGACATTGCAAGGTTACACCCCATTGATTAATAGTTTATTAAAGGGTGCGGAGACGGTGAAAACAAAATACAGCAGTTTACTTAACCGTGAATTACCCATTGAACAAGTCTCTGCAAACTGGCCAGATTGTAGGATTTATTATTTTTGGTCAGAGATGAGTCCGTTTGTAAATGCAAAAGAATTAATTCGTACCTATTCCAAGCAACCATTGGAGGTCAAACTTGCCCGATTATATGGGATACCAAGCAAAGCAGTCGAGGGTCGTTTTCCAAAATTTAACAGGGAAACCAACGTCATACCCCATGAGAAGATTCCATTCATACAGGACGATTCAATACCAGTCACGCGCTATTTCGTTGCTGATCCAGGTGGCTCAAAGCCTTGGGTTTGTATCTGGGCAGGAGTCATGCGGGATGGAAGTATTTACCTATATCGCGAGTTCCCAGATTCTTCCATGGGATCGTGGGCTTTACCACACATTAATGGGGTAGGAAAGAGTGTGGGTAAGCCTGGTCCCGCCCAGAGACCACTCGGTTGGGGCTACCAACAGTATAGGGAACACTTCGAGGATTTGGAAAACGGTGAGGATATATTTGAGCGTATTGTTGACCCTAGAATGGGTGCCGCAACGGTTAGGGAAAAAGAGGGTGAGAGTAATATTATTACCACAATGGCAAACCTGGGCTTTGTCATGCGTCCAGCACCCGGCGTGGAGATTGAGAGTGGGATTGCGAAGATAAATGATGCGTTATCGTGGAACGATACCGAGCCAATGACAGACGAGAATAAGCCAAAGCTTTATATTTCTGACAGATGCGAGAATACAATCACCTCGATGCTTGAATACTCTGGTCAGTCGCGCGCTGAACACTTTAAGGATCACCCAGATTGCATTCGCTATCTCATGGTAAGTGGTGCGGATCATATCTCACCTAGCTCAATGATGGCTACTGGTGGGGGTGGATATTAAAAAAAAGCCTCCCGCAAGTTATAACTTACGAGAGGCAAACCGTAATAACACAAATTATGAAAACTCTAATAAGCACATGAGTTCTTGACTTGTCAACTACAAAACTATACATTTAGCTACGCATATGCAAAGCGCCGCTGATCCTGAACTTTTGTTTGTTTCCAAGGAACCCGATATAGGATACTTGCAGGAGACATATCGTCGAACCCAAAGCGACTTGGGCGAGTGGTTGGATCGTCGGCAAAGAGATTATGACACCCGTCATTGTCTCTGGTCTGGAAAAAGTGACGATTTTAAAAAGCACAACATTGATCATGCGACAGGTGAGGTATTCCCGTTCGACGGCAGCAGTGATCAGGAAGTTCGGGTAGTAGATGAAAACATCAATCAACTTGTTGCAATGTCACTTAATGCCATTCGTCGCGCACATATCGTTGCCACTCCGGTGGAATCCGATGATATAGAAAGGGCGAATGTAATTAGTTCGTTTATTAGGTGGCTCGTAAACACCAAGATGGATGAATTTTATGACCAGGTTGAGCTTGGTTTAAATCACTTATTCGAAAAGGGCATGATGGTGCATTATGTGTATTGGGAATCTCAGGATCTCAAGCAACAGCAATCAATTAAACTGGATGAGATTGCACAAGCTCTTCCCCAAATCGCACAGGTTATACAAGACGGAAGTATGGATGAGGAATTATCCACCGCATTAAAGAATCAATTCAATGTATCTAAAGCAAAGGCAAAGGGTATGTTGCGTGAAATGCGTAAGGATGGAGAAACCACCATACCAGTTACCCGCAGGGTGATGAATCAACCCAGAGTAAAAGCATTGGCACCCGATGAGGATGTATTCTGGCCATCCTATGCAATTGATCCACAGGAATCACCCTATGTATTCCATGTGCTTAACATGACACCCGAACAATTACGCTCCAAAATAAATACTGAAGGATGGGATGAGGAGTTTGTGGATAAGGCAATTGAACTTGCTCAACGCGGGGATACAGACACACAAATTAATAATTTACGCTTGCAGGATGAAGTAATTAGAAACGATGACGAAACCATTCGTGTAATTTATTGCTATCAGCGACTTTTAGATGAAGATGACATACCAGGTATTTTCTGCACAATCTTCACCGAGGATGTTCCCGATGTATTCGCCAAGCATCAGCTCTTAGACTATAGCCACGGCAAATATCCCTTTGTCGTAAGCACCTTTGAGAAGACCAGTAAGCGTTTGTATCATAGTCGCTCCATCGCAGAAATCGGAGAAGGTGCGCAGAATATTGAAAAGATTGAATACGATGCAGGAATTGACCGTCAGTCATTAGCTACAATGCCACCCCTAATGGTGCCATTTGGAAGATCACCAACGAGGTGGGGTCCAGGAGTTCGTGTTCCGTATCGTACACCAGGAGAGTACAGATTTGCGGACACTCCAAGATATGACGGTGGTTCAATGGAAGTGCGACGCTACACTAAGGAGCAACTGGATCGCTACATTGGACGCAATGCACCAGGCGTTGATCCGGTTGAGGCGCAAATGAAACAACAGCGAAATATTGATAAAATATTTCAGCACCTCAAGCATGTAATTGATCAAGTCTGGACACTTTACCAGCAGTATGGACCCGATGAAGAATATTTTCGAGTTACCGGAATGCGGGATATGCAAAAATTTTCCAAGGGTAGGGCAGGAGAAAGGTTTGATTTTTATTTGCAGTTTGATGTTGCCACGCAAGATCCGCAACAAATGTTGGAACGGGTCAAGACGGTGGGTGAATTGGGTGGTATGTTGGATAAGAATGGTACACTTGATACAGAGCGCTTGTTGCAGTTGGCAATTGGACAAGTCTTACCTGGAGCATCTGAAAAAGTTTTACTGCCCAAAGAAACCGCATCCCAGAAAGCAATGGAAGAAGAGCGCCAGTTGATTGCTGAACTGGTGGCGGGTGTACCGCCTAATGTTCGTGAGCAGGATGCTCATGAGATGAAGCTTCAAGTATTTACGCAATGGTTACAACAACCTGACATTCAGCAGAAAGCGCAACAAGATCCTGCGTTACAGGAGCGTATACAGACATATATGCAACAGCGACAAATGCAGATTCAGCAAAAGCAGAACGCTCAAATCGGTAGGTTGGGAACCGCACCCACACAATTCGGACAAAGCGCGTAGCATGAAGACTTTCACAAAGATCGGTCAAACGGTCTATAGACCTAATCCAAACATACAAACATCATGCCAGGACATAAGAAAAAATCAAAGTACATGAGCAAGGGAGGAATGCGTAAGAAGCGCCGCTAAATGGCTTATCTCATCGATAACATTCCGCAGTTTAAAGTATGGGTTCGAAAAGAATTCACACATAATCACATGAAATACGAGGGAGAATACATACACGCTTTAGTAATTGCAGTTACCGCAATTCCAGATCGTTGTCTATCCTTCCAAGTAGTATTCACGGGATGCGATGAAGATGATCCAAATCCTCACGGGGGAGCAATGTGGGCAAGGATACCAATCACTGCAATCATTGCAGACATTCCCTATGAGGAATGGCCACAGAAGTGTCCGACTCACATTGCTCAACCTTGGGATTGTCCATCGCGTGATATTGCGGTTATGAAACTTGACCGCGTAAGTTCAAGCCCTTGGATTGCAAAGTTGGATGGTAAATTTTACAAGGCACATTATTACTTCACCGTTGACTTCACGGGCAATTCCATTGCCGACGATCCCGCACAGCATAAGCAAAGTCATGTGCTTGAATTAACGGAAGGCCCGTGGAAGGGGCAAATCATTGCATTACCGAATAATCGCGTTCGTGTAACGAACCCCGCCTTGTGGTTAGTAGGAGAAGGAGCGCCAGACTTTGTACCAAGTCAATATGTACACTCTGCGGAAAAGCATGATTCCTATACCGATTGGCGTAAAACTTTTGATAACTTGTATTCCGATGACAGCACCGAAGGCAGTAAATAAACCAAGAAGAATCCGCAAGGGTGAGCCTGGCTATAAGACGAAGAAATTTGTAGTGCGAGCATCTGAGGGTGGAAAGCAAAAAATTATCCGTTTTGGAGATGCAAATCTTTCCATTAAAAAAAATAATCCTGCTAGAAAGAAAAGTTATTGTGCGAGATCAGCAGGAATAAAAGGTAAGAACTCAAAACTCAGCGCAAACTATTGGAGTCGGCGCGCCTGGAATTGCTAATGAAAAAACTATCAAGCAAGCAAAAGAAAATAGCGAGGGTAGCAAAGCCCCGCAATAGAATCACGAAGTCCGACTTTGTGGCCTTGAAGCGGCGGAGGAAGAAAAGGAAGTAATGCCCGCAAAAAAGAAAAAGGCCAAGTCTCGTGTCAACGAGGCCGGAAACTATACAAAACCTGCGCTGCGTAAGCGTATCTTTAATAGAATAAAGGCAGGTTCCAAGGGCGGACGCCCTGGACAATGGTCCGCAAGAAAAGCACAAATGCTTGCATCTGCTTATAAAAAAGCAGGGGGAGGATATCGCAATTAAATGGCTTTAAAAAAGTCACAAAGATCGCTCAAGCGATGGACTGGACAAAAGTGGAGAACCGCGTCTGGTAAGAAGTCTTCTGAGACTGGAGAGGTGTATGCACCTGCAAAAACAATCAAGAGATTAAAAAGCACAAAAGCGGGTAGGGCAAAACTTGCGGCGGCAAACAGAAAAAAAAGATCCGCCACCAGAAAAGGTAAGCAGTATGCCAAGCACGGTTTGCACAAAGGCAAAAAGAGATAAGCATGTGCGAGAATTGCAAAGAGAATGGTACTGGGTCATTTTGTTGGTTATGTTCTTTATCGAACGAGAAGCAATTACAGATATCCTAATCTTGATTCTCTCCTTTTTGTACCAAAACTTTAAATGACGAGAAAAAGAAAAACCAATCATGAAATTGACCCTGAAGAAGCAATACGCGCTCTGGCTGTTCTCAAAAATGATCCTAATTTTAAGGCATATATTTCAATGCGTGAATCTTTACGCGAAGAAGTTATACGACAACTTCAAACGCAATCAGTCATAGATTCCACAAATAGACACTTTATGATGTCAGGTAAACTAGAGGCAATAGATGAGGAACTCGACATGTTTTACAAGCTTTAGTGTATACTAGTGTTGAAGCCTCTGCGGTTTTAGGGTAGCTGCAGGGGCTTTTTTGTTGCCATTACTTTGTATATATACTACATTTTGCTACACTAGGCTACTAGCCTTGCTTAAATATGGATACAATTACCGAAGAGGTTGTCTCGGAATCCTCTCAAAATTCCGCGCTGACAGAAACGCAAGCTGATGGTAACATCACGATGGCAGAATTTGCTGATCAATTATTGAAAAGCAAGCAAGCTACCGAGGAAGAGCCAGATGCCCAAGCCGAATTGACGGACGAACCCGCTGAAGAACCTGCGGAGCCTACGGAAGTTGATGAGGAACAATCCGCTGATGACGAAGTGGAAGTCGAAAATTCTTCCGCAGAGGATTCAGATGTTCTTTCTAATAAATTCAATATTGACCTGGATAGCTTAACGGAAGAGGAGACTCGTCAATTAGCCAAGTCGCTGAACGCATCTGCGATTAAACGCTTTGGACGATTAACCGCTCAAAAGAATGCACTCATTGCAGAAAAAGCTGAATTGCAAGCGCAAGCTCAACAAGCACAGCAAACAAGTGAATTACCTGAGTTCCTTAAAGATAATGCTCT